GTGAAACAACCTGTACCAGGAGTCTATGACTGGGTGGTGTCGTTTGACTTGAACTCCCTGTACCCTCACCTGATGATGCAGTACAACATCTCCCCAGAGACTCTGGTGGAGGAGAAACATCCTTCTGCAACTATTGACAAGATCCTAAACAAAGAGATCACCTTTGAGATGTACAAGGACTATTCAGTCTGTGCCAACGGTGCAATGTTCCGTAAGGACATTAAAGGGTTCATGCCTGAATTGATGGAAAAGATGTATGCAGAACGTAAGATCTTCAAAAAGAAGATGCTACAGGCAAAACGGGACTATGAGAAAAATCCATCAGTCCAATTGGAGAAAGACATCGCGAAGTACAACAACTTCCAGATGGCTCGTAAGATTGCACTAAACTCCTGCTATGGTGCAATTGGTAACCAATACTTTCGTTTCTTCAAACTTGCAAACGCAGAAGCGATTACTCTTTCTGGTCAAACATCTATTCGATGGATTGAAAATAAAGTAAACGGTTATCTAAATAACCTATTACAAACAGAAAAAGTAGATTATGTCATTGCATCTGACACTGACTCAATCTATATTAATTTTGGACCTGTTGTTAATAAATTTCTTAGTACTAAGTCTGGCGACAAAGCAGCAGTTGTCACCCTACTTAATAAGGTCTGTGAAGAGAAGTTGGAACCGTTTATCGAGACGAGTTATCAGGAACTCGCGACGTATGTAAATGCATATGATCAGAAGATGCAGATGAAACGGGAGAATATTGCTGACCGTGGAATCTGGACCGCAAAGAAACGATACATTCTCAATGTTTGGGATAGTGAGGGTGTTCGATATTCGGAACCCAAACTTAAGATCATGGGTATCGAAGCTGTTAAGTCTTCCACTCCTGCACCTTGTCGTAAAATGATTAAGGACGCACTCAAGTTGATGATGAATGGAACTGAAGACGATGTTATTAAATTTATTGACGAGTCAAGAAAGGTATTTAATAAGTTACCTCCCGAAGAGATTGCATTTCCTCGGTCAGTTTCTGATGTGAAGAAACATAAGAGTCACTCCACAATCTATGCAAAAGGATCTCCTATCCATGTTCGTGGTGCTCTTCTTTACAATCACTATATAAAAGAACTGGGACTGACAAACAAATATTCTGAGATCAACAACGGAGAGAAGATTAAGTTTATCTACCTCAAGAAAGCTAATCCCATTAGAGAGAATGTCATCTCATTCATCTCCGACTTTCCCCGTGAGATTGGTGTTGACAAATATATTGATTACGAACTACAATTCAACAAAGCTTTCCTTGAACCACTCAAGACAATCCTTGATGCTATTGGATGGAATGTTGAGAAGACTGTAAACCTTGAACTATTTTTTGGCTGATGGATTTCATTAAAGACATTGTAAAAGAGATTGGTGATGACTACACACAACTCGCCGCAGATATCGACGACACTGAACAATATGTTGATACGGGTTCGTACATTTTTAACGGACTCTGTTCAGGTAGTATTTTTGGTGGTGTATCTGGCAATAAGATTACTGCTATTGCTGGAGAGTCTTCTACTGGAAAGACTTTCTTCAGCCTCGCCATGGTTAAGAATTTTCTTGATTCCAATCCCGATGGTTATTGTCTCTATTTTGATACTGAGGCAGCTGTCAATAAGTCCTTACTTGAGTCTCGGGGTGTTGACCTAAACCGTGTAGTTGTTTTGAATGTTGTAACAATTGAGGAGTTTAGGTCCAAAGCTCTCAAGGCTGTTGATATATACTTAAAAAAACCTGTAGATGAACGCAAACCATGTATGTTTGTGTTAGACTCCTTAGGTATGTTGTCTACTGAGAAAGAAATCAGTGACGCATTGGCTGACAAACAAGTCAGAGACATGACCAAGTCACAATTGGTCAAAGGTGCATTCAGGATGTTAACTTTGAAACTTGGTCAAGCAAACATTCCAATGATTGTCACCAATCATACCTACGATGTCATCGGTGCTTATGTTCCTACAAAAGAGATGGGTGGAGGTAGTGGCCTTAAGTACGCCGCTTCTACTATCATATATCTCTCAAAAAAGAAAGAAAAGGATGGAACGGAAGTCGTTGGAAACCTTATCAAGGCAAAGACTGCTAAGTCGCGTTTAAGTAAGGAGAACAAAGATGTTACGGTTCGTCTTTATTATGATCACCGCGGTCTTGATCGTTATTACGGTCTTCTTGAACTCGGTGAGATCGGTGGACTTTGGAAGAATGTCGCAGGTCGATATGAAATTGATGGAAAGAAAGTCTATGCTAAAGCCATCCTCAAAGACCCCGAACAATACTTCACCCCTGAGGTAATGGAAAAGTTAGATCAAATTGCACGGAAAGAATTTAGTTATGGAGAGGGTTGAATTTCTTGTCCTCAAGAATCTATTACATAATGAAGAATATCTAAGAAAAACAATTCCTTTCATCAAACCAGAATATTTCCAAGATCATAATCAGAAGATTGTGTTTGAGGAGATTGTTGACTTTGTCAATCAATACAACGAGACTCCAACTCAGGAAGTTCTTAGTATTGAGATTGAGAAGAGGAATGATATCAACGAACAGTCATTCAAAGAACTGGTTCATTTGGTTAGTAATCTGGTTGAAGAACCACAGGAGTTTGAATGGTTGTGTAATACCACTGAGAAGTGGTGTAAGGAACGTGCCATCTATCTTGCATTGATGGAGTCAATCCAGATTGCTGATGGTCAAGATAGTAAGAAGGCTCCTGATGCAATTCCTTCTATTCTTTCCGATGCACTTAGTGTCAGTTTCGATAATCATGTTGGTCATGACTACCTTCTTGATTATGAAGAACGGTTTGCTTTGTATCACAAGAAGGAAAGTAAGATTGAATTTGATCTCGAATACTTCAACAAGATTACTAAAGGTGGTCTTCCTAATAAGACTCTTAACATCGCTCTTGCCGGAACAGGTGTTGGTAAGTCTCTTTTCATGTGTCACATGGCATCCTCCTGTCTCTTACAGAACAAGAACGTTTTGTACATCACCATGGAGATGGCGGAAGAGAAGATCGCAGAACGTATTGATGCCAATCTTCTCAATGTAAATATTCAAGACATCACTGAACTTCCCAAACAGACTTTCGAATCAAAGGTTACCAATCTTGCACAGAAGACCCAGGGAACATTGATTATTAAAGAATATCCAACTGCATCTGCTCATAGTGGACACTTTAAGTCACTTCTTAATGAACTTGCACTTAAGAAGTCATTTAGACCTGACATTATTTTCATTGATTACCTTAATATATGTGCTTCCTCGCGGTATCGCGCTGGTAGTAATGTCAATTCATATACGGTTATTAAGTCAATTGCTGAAGAGCTTAGAGGATTGGCTTGTGAAGCAAACGTCCCTATCGTTTCTGCCACGCAGACCACTCGTTCTGGTTATGGTAGCAGTGACGTTGAGCTTACTGACACTTCTGAGTCCTTTGGTCTCCCTGCTACTGCTGATCTTATGTTTGCCCTTATTTCGACTGAAGAGCTCGAATCCTTGGGACAGATACTTGTAAAACAACTCAAGAATAGATACAACGATCTTAGTATCTACAAGAGATTTGTTGTCGGTATTGATCGTGCAAAGATGAGACTGTACGACTGTGAACAAAACGCACAGGATGATCTTCTTGACAATAAGAGAGAAGAAGAGTATACTTATGAGGAACAAAAACCAAAGAAAACATTTGATGGATTTAAGTTCTGATATGGGACTCACCACTAGAAAATTACAATCACAACTCGTAAATAATAATTCCCCAAAATTTTTTGAAGTACAAAATGATGAGGGTAAAAGAGTTTGTCAATGTGGAACAGAACAAGACGCACAATTGATGTGTAGTTTAAATCCTGGTTACACATTTACTGTTCATCTTTTACCACCATCTCCTAAAACTGTAGATGTCAAACATGTCAGACTAGCACCTGATCTTGAACTTCCCGCACAGCAAATTTTACCCGAATCCGAATTACAACCATTTGAAATATGACTATTGATCCTCAAAAGTATATTGACTTTGTCCGTCAAACCACCAGCCAAGCAAGCCTTGACTGGCCTACTCTGTCCCATCGACTGACAGAACTTGAAGTCAAAGATGATGCTAATGTTACACAACTTCTTACTGCTGCTCTTGGTTTGAGTGCAGAAGCAGGAGAGTTCACTGAAGTCGTAAAGAAGATATTTCTTCAGGGTAAACCTTAAACGAAGATAATGTCTTCCACATGAAACGTGAACTCGGAGATATTATGTGGTACATGGCTCAAGCATGTATGGCACTTGACATTTCTTTTGATGAAGTTCTTCAGTTGAATTATGAAAAATTGAGTGCGCGTTATCCCGATGGTGCATTTGATGTTCACTATTCCGAAAATCGTGCGGAGGGAGACCTGTGATGCCCACAGCAAACAAGAAAAAAGTAAAAGTTACAGTTGATCAACTTGCTCAAAAGTATCCAACTTTTGAATCAGAGTTTGCAAAACTTTGGAGAAAGATTGTCCGCAAGGCACTTTCGGAACAAGTTGCAAAAAATCCAAATAGTAAGGCACTTAGGGGAATCAAAGATATTGTGAGAAATCACTTCACTATTCTTCTTGAGGATGATGAATTGAATAAAGTTGTTGATATGATTTCAACACGATTTACTAGTCGTAAACTTTCTCCTGAGTGGGATGAATGGAGAGAACATCTCCCCAATATTTTTCCAGAAAAATCTGTTGGAAAACTTACTTGGTTTGAAGATAGTGATGGAGTTCCAGAATGTGTATCTATGGTTGAAGAAACAGAATCTAAATTAAATCAAGGATGTGCTGTAATTATTATTAAAGATGGCAATTTTAAAGCGGAATATACTAATGTTCCTTCAGATGTTGCATTGACTATTAA